CTCATGGTCATATTTAGCCTTAGGTGAGGCTTACCACCTGCTTTGAGCTGCGATCTCAGGCAACTCGATTCCCCTCCCCTATAGAAAATTCACAAGAAAACCTCTCGTCCAAATTTTTCTCAAACTCCACTCAAGAAATTTCCGTCCCCCCTTACGCAATGTCTCACTCCGCCCATGAATCCCAATTCCCGCGCCTGAAACTCTCAACGATCACCACAATCTTCGTTTTACTCCGCTTTCAATCACGCCGCCGACGAAATGAAACAACTCCCACGCTTATCTACCCGATACGCAACGTCCTCTTTGAATGGGAATACCATCGCTCCATCCCACGGACCGACCCACTCAAGCCTTTCGACTACTCCAAGTCCCTCCTCGCTTATATCGACCTTCGTACTTGTCGCATCATCCAAGACTCTCTCCAACATGAGAAAGATGTCATCCTAGAACGCTACAACGCTCGAGATGAATCCTTCAATCTCTACACTCCTCTTGATGACAACGACCTTCCCGACGATCGCCTTCCCGCAACTGGAATCTCCCACGCAGGCAACCGCTATCACAGCATCCCCTCCGCCTCATCCGATCCCAACCGCTCAATGGCCCCGATAATCAACGAATCCGACTTCATCGAAAACCCCGACGTCCGTTCACAAATACAATTCTCCGAAACCCTCGATCTCACAGGTGACCCCCCTCACCCCCGAATCGCCCAAATCATTCATGATTGGTTTCCTGTATATGAACAATATCTCGCGAAATACTGTCGTCCCGCATCTTATGGCCCCCAAGCCTTCCACGACTTTAATCGCCCGACCCCAACCCCGGCCCCCCCCACCCCCGAACGTCATGAACAGATCATGAGTCTCGTACGCGCCAAAATGGCTATCCAGCCCTATCGTCCACTTCACTATGTAGACGCCTTAGCCGCCGAAACTCCCCTCAACACCTCTGCTTCATATTATTCTAAATTCAATCCTGAATCTAAAATATTCGCACGTCACTCTGCCCCAACCAGATACAGTTCAATGCCAACCAGCAAAGGATACAACTTCAATGTCATGCTTAACCAATTCAGACTAGAGTATCACCACATCAAATATGATGGAATGCCCTTCCCCACTGACAACCACGACCCCGAAGCCAACCTCTCAATCCTTCAAACATGGTTTGACAAGCACCCCGCTCAACTGTTTATCCGTACGCAGATATCCCTCCGCAATCCCTCAGAACCTAAGAAAATCCGTCCCGTTTATAGCGTCGACGATCGCTTTCTTCACCTTGAAAAATCGCTGTTCACTCCTGCCCTCGCCCAACTTCGTAACCCCGAATGCTGCGTCGCACATGGACTCGAAACCTTTCGTGGCTCAATGAGCCTACTTAATCAAGCTGCAATGTTCTTCCTCTCGTATATTTCACTCGACTGGTCACAATATGATCAACGTCTCCCTTATTACGTCATAATTGCTTTCTTCCTAGACTACCTCCCCTCCCTATTAATCGTATCCCACGGCTACATGCCCACACGCTTATACCCCAATTCATCCCAACCTTTACACTCTTTCGCTCGTAAAATCTTCAATTTAGTCATCTTCCTACTAGTTTTCTACCTCAGTATGAGATTTCTTTCCTTCGATGGTTTTGCCTACATCCGCGAACATGGTGGTGTCCCCTCAGGACTTCTGAACACCCAGTTCCTTGACTCCTTTGGTAATATGTACATCATCGCAGACTGTTTACTTGAATTCGGCTTCACCCACGAGGAATGTCTTCAAATGCTTTTCTGTGTCCTTGGTGATGATAACCTCATCTACCTCCGCGAACACATAGACCGCACACTCCAGTTTGCTGTCTTCCTAGATCACTACGCCAACCAGCGTCATGGTATGGTTCTCTCCATACTCAAATCCGTGATTACAAATCTTCGCACCAAGATCACATTTCTAAGCTACGAAAATACAGAAGGTATGCCCACCCGTCCCATCGGTAAACTTGTTGCCCAACTCGCTTTCCCTGAACGCCCAGTTCCCGAAAAGAGAAATTGGATACACGCTGCCCGTGCACTCGGACTCGCATACGCCTCCTGTGGCCAAGACATGGCCTTTCATCTACTATGTAAAATGGTATATGAAGAATTTCGCCCCGCCGATCCCGTCTCCGTTCTCCACATTGACAAAATCTTTAAGAAATGGAAGTTCCAACTTCCTGAATTCGACATTCAAACTGACGAATATTCTTTCCCAGATTTTCCTACTTTGTATGAACTCCGACAGAACGTTTCTAGTTACCACGGCCCCTTCTCCGAGACCGACAAATGGAACTTCAACCTCTTTAACGTTCCCCCAAGTGACAATCTCACTGACTATGTTACCCTAAAGGATTACATTCTAACTGACCCAGATCTCCAATCCACCGTTCAACGGTACTGGCAAGGTAAACGTACCCTTTAAGTGTTCATCGCCTTTTTTTTCTTTATAATTAAATTTATTTAGTTCAAACAAAACACACTTCAAACTTAAATCCCAATATAAACAACCAATTAATTTTTTATACAAAATTTTTTAAATTAAAATAAATATAATTTTTTAAAAAAAAACCAAAATTAAAAAAAAAAAAAAAAAAAAAAAAAAAAAAAAAAAAAACGC